AACATCATCATGGGTGATGCAGCAGGAACTGGCTCTACATTTAATCAATCAGCAAGAAATGTATCTGGTAGTGGGGCCTATAACTGGGGAGCAGTTTCTGTCATCTTTAATGGCGTTATTGGTCAGCCGCCGACGACTCTGCCTAATCCGGTTGCCTCTGGAGCAACGGTGACATGGGACGCCAAGGTGCCGTGGTGCGGCCTGTCCGGCGCGGCTGGGATCACGCAGTACTCACCAGTAATTACTCCGATGATGGATAGCGCTCCAATGAGTTACACGCCGCCATCGTGGGCTAATTACTTCGATATTGTAATTTGGCCTGGCGGGGCTAGTGGCACATCTGGTGCCGTTTTAGTCAGTGGCTTCGGTGGTAATGGCTCAACGCCAACAGTTGTAACGCTAACAAAGGCGCAAATATCAGGCGCTAACTGGACGTGGACAAATGGCTCTGGTGGCGCTGCAACATCTCCATATGGTGTGCCTGGAAATAATGGCGCGGCTAGCAATGTTGTGGTGCCTGGATATGGAACCATCAATGCTAATGCTGTGGGCACAGGTAATGGCTCAACGTCTGGCGCATCAGGGTTACCCGGCGGGACTGCTGGCTCCGCAACCGTTGGGGGGAATTATTATCCCGGCGGTGCCGGTGGAGGTTCGCCACAGGCCGCAGGCGCACAACCCGGTGGAGGGGGAGCGGGTGGTAACGCTACCTATTTGAACTATGTCGGCGGTGGCCAAGGAGGCTACGGGGGAGGCTATATATGTGCTCGACAATAGGAAGGAAAAATAATGCCTCAAGGTAGCTGGCCTGCACATCATTTTGTAGCAATGCATACAGAAGAAGATTCTGAATCGCCAGACGCTATTTGTATGGCAACAATTAAAAGCGCTACATTTGAGCGTGATGGATATGAAATGACTACTCAGTGTGGTCATCCCAGAAAGGATCATGGTATCTGACATGGGATCGCCAGCATATAAACTAACTCCAAATGAAACAAATCCTGTAACAGGCGCACAAGTGCCTCTCTATGGCTGGCGATTTGTTGGGGCAGACTCGCTAAAGGTATTTGGATCATTCAACTATCTTCATGCTGCCGGTTGGGATTATCAGCTAGGCAAGAATCCTGCCGATAGGAGATATCAGCAATTGTCTTTAACAAAGCAGCTGGGCGACGGCCAGACTCCAGTACAAATTGTAATAAAGTACGGAGATTACTATGCTTTTGAAGGCACTGTTATGAAAAAGATTGCCTCTGAAGATGCAGATGCTAACTATACAGTTGAGAATTACACCATGCCAGATATCCCGCCGGAATTGCTAGTTGTGTAGGAGGAATGATGGATCTGCCCGAAGTTCGCCAATGTGATGATGAGGAAAGCCGATACTACGGCTCTGTTGCTGTAGCCAGCACTTCGCCATTCGGTAAGTGGCTTGTTGCTAATCCAGGCAATATTTCTATGCCGGCAGCTGGCGGGCATTGGGAGGCTGATGATAAGCTTGTCGAAGATTGGAAAGTTCTTGGGGTAGAATAATCTAAGAGTAGTTGAGAGGATACCATGCCTAGCGAAAATGGTTGGGAGCCATTAGATATAAGACCGGGCGATGCCCGGCTTAAATGGTTTGCTGTACCCGGCACAAACCCTCCGGTTAACTTACAGCTAAATACCGAGAGGGACGCCCATAAAGTAATGTTGGCGTTTGCAGCAGAATTTAACCGTCGTATTGAAAAATTACGCGACCCTGATTCTGCTGCTTATACAGACGGCAACAAAATTTTCACGTCAAACCATAAAAATGCAACGGCAATGGACCTCAATTGGAATGGGGCTGACGGGAAAACATTCCGATATGGCATTCCAATGGAGAGAGCATACCCGGGCGATAAATCTCAAAAAATTCGGCAATTGCTTGATGATTTTGAAGGCTTAATTTATTGTGGTGGTTTTTGGGATATTCAAGACTGGATGCATTTTCAGATTGGCTATAACGTATGGAGCAACCCCGCCATGTTGAGGGATTTTGTTAATAACAAAATTGATTCTAATGGGTTTTTCAAAAGTGGCGTTCCTGTGCCAACGCCACAACCGCAACCAAGCGATAATGCTGTAAAAGTTCTTTATGATGCTGTGCCCGTTATTGACATGGATCGTTCAAAGTTTCTATTGCCACTGGTCAGTCGTGGCTTGAAACTTTGCAAGGCGCAAACGCCAAAAGAAATTGCCATTTGGCTTGCGAACATGGGTCATGAATCAGACGGGTTTGCGACGACCGAAGAGTACAAAAAGGATGGTCGATATGCGCCGTATATTGGGCGCACCTGGGTACAAATTACTTGGGAATACAACTACCGTGAGTTTGGGCAATGGTGCGTTCAACAGGGTTTCTTGGACGACCCAGAATTCTTTGTTAGAAATCCGGTACGTCTTGCAGATTCCCAATGGGCAGGTATTGGCCCTGCGTGGTATTGCACGGTTAAGGAGCCCAGGTATTTACAGTTCGCCACAGCGGGTGACATAGAAAATTCAGCTAAGGCAATTAATGCACCAGCTTGGATTGGCAAACCGCAAAGAGCTAACGGTATTGACGATAGAATTAAAAGATACAACCAAGCTATTGCCCTGGGTGATAGATTATTGTTGTTATTGGGTTTGCCAGATGAGGAGATGGTAGAATTGCCCGAATCAGTAACTCGCGCTCAATGGGATGAATTGTTCCGTGATGTCAAAGAAATTCGCGCTCAATTGGGTGGAGACAGTGGATGGCCGCAACTTGGTGGACGATCAATTGTTGACGCTTTGTCCTATGTGATGAAATTTATGCCTTCAAGGAAAACCCCTGTAATCCCACCGACACCGGATAAAGAAGCGAAGCCGAAATAATGGAAATCAATGGCGTATGGGTTGGATGGGGACTAGGCGACTGGTCCCGCAATCCTGATGGTACTGATCGCGACAATACTGTACGTCGTGCAAAAAAGTACATGCGCGCCATGTTTCGCAGCTATGCTGGCGGGCTAGCTGATTCAAATAAGTTTGATCAGCAAATGTATGATGTAGTTTGTATTATGCAGGATAAGCTTGTTGATCGACCAATGAATGAATATTCGCTGGTGCAAGGCAACTTTATTCGTGGCGTTTTGGATTTGCCAACACAGCTAGCCATGGGTTTTCGCAAGCCTATTCATCAACAAAAGCCAAATGTCGCAGTTACTAGGCCAATTATCTTTTCAGTTGAAGGGCATATGTCAGATATGTTTTTCGGCCCAGCCGCAGGCACTGCAGAAAATGTGCAAAATCGTGGCCTATGCTGGTGGAAGCCAGTTTGGTATAATTCTACAGCATTGCCATTTGACAACAAGTCTGGCGTTGAGGCTTTAGTGGCAATGTGTGTTGGACATTGGGTTGAAGGCCCGCCGGTTGACCCGAATAATCCCGATGGTCCAAAAGTTATGTGGGACTTCCGTCCTGGAACATCATGGGGCATCACGGGATTTAGCCAGGGCGCTATGGTCATCTCTGAATTCATGGAGCAGGAAGTTCTCAATCCCAATGGCCGCTGCCACTTTAGGCTTAAGGATTTCAAACGCGGCTTGGCAATTGGCAACCCCCGGCGGGAAAAGGGCAAGCTTTGCTCATGGGCAGTAAAGCAATTAAATAAGACTAGCTCTGGCATCATGGATCGCGATTTCGTAACGACTGGTACTGAGATTGAAAATAAGTGGGCTGAAAATGCTCATGAAGGCGATATGTTTGCCGATAGCCCTGAAGGTGAAGTAGGCGAGTACCAGACTGCTATTGCTAAAATTATTACAGAGAATAGCTGGTTCGGTGGGCAAGCAACAATCTTTGCAAAAGTTATGCTGTTGTTAGGCAACGTGCCTGCGCAAATGATTAATGTTGTTAAGGCCATAATCAGCGCTATCCTATTCTTGGCGCGCAACCCCAATCCGCACTACAGCACAGTGGTAGAGGCTGGGGATATCGAGTGGATGAAGGGAGTGGCAGCATAATGGCCAAAAGAGTTGTACCAATCAAAAAAGCAAATGTACAAACTTTAGTCAGCGATCCTAATACTAAGGTTGTGAACATTCCTGTCGAGGTTAAAGATGAAAAGCCAGGGCCTTTGACCCTGAATGACAAGATTAAGCAGTATTACCACACATTTGCTGTTCTTGTTGGCTTTTTGCTATCAGCGCTTACAGAGGCGTTGCCTGCTGTTCCAGAATCCATTAAGCATTACGTAGTAGGTGCAATTGCAGTATTAACAATTCTATCTATTGCCATAAAAGGCAACCCTATGATTGTAGAATAGCAAATATGTTACTGTTGGGGGTTAAGTGAGATGGTCAATCCTTGGAAGGGACCACGCCATCGATCTTGGGCTAGCGACACTGTAATAACAGCTGTTCTATTTTTGGTATTACTTGGCTCTACAATATGGGTCGATATGCACAATGGCGAAGCAGAACCGCCTGCATACCTAACTGGTTTGCTTGGCGCTGCTGGCGCAGCTTGTTTTGGCGCATATGGTTCGGACGACAAGAAGAAGCAAGGCGAAATAGCGCAAAACACCTCTACAGCAAAAAGGCGAACACTTTCGCTCAATGAAGAGCAAATTAGGCTTGAAAGAAAAGTAGACAAGTTAACAAAGCTGGCAAAGCAACAGCACCCAGACGCCGATCTGCCAGAGCCATTGATCCCAGATCTTGATGAACGGGATGATGTATAATGCTTCATCTACTAGGAATTATTTATAATTGGTCAACACTTGTTGGTGCTATTGTAGGCTTAACGTTGCAAAGGCTTGAGTGCAGAGCAAAGGCCAAGTGGGATGACAAGAGACACCCGCTACCTGGCGGGGAGAAGCATGCTGTGCCAGGCATATCCCACAGATGGATCGCATCAACAGTATTTGTACTTGCAATTGGATATGTGCTATTTTCTGCTGAAAAAGCCAGGGATTATTCGATCAGACTTAACAACGAAGTCGTCAAGTGCTGGGCTGAGAATTACAACCTTGCTAAGAAGCGTGCTGAAATTAACGATAAAGATGCAAGTCTAGCCAATGAGCTATCTGAATATCGTGATGAGCTTGAGCAGGCGCGCACCGACTACACTGTAGCACTTACAACTGCACCGCCATTTATCTCTAAAGACGCAGATCGTCGTGTGCAATATCTATATGACATAACAAAAGTTTATGCAGCACAACAGTCTAGAATTATGACCAAAATTAAAGATGTTGAAAATCGCAAGAAACAGCTAGATCAAGATCGACGTGATCATCCATTGCCAGAAGCAACCTGTGGGAGACAGTGATGGCCGCCATTAAGCAACCGCTATTGGATATTGTATATAACGATGAAACTGGTCGTTATATCGGCATGTTGGAGCGCAAAGTAGTCAAGTATCAGCTTGATGATATTCGCTTTCGAGCTTTGCTTGAACTGCTAACTGATGAGCCTTGGGATGACTATCAGTTTACAGAAGAGGACGGCGAGATTCAAAAGATCGCGGTAGATGCGCTAAAGCGTAGGCTAGGGATACCGGAGCAGGACGCCCGCAAGTTAGTAGCGGAGCGCTGGGCGCGGCACAATCCCGACCCCGCTGAGTCGGAAGAAGCTAGAACTTACCTTATCGGCAAAACGCCTACTCCATATGTCGTCACACAGGCCAGGCCGATGAAAGGGGCAACTCCCCAGCCTGGATACGATGTCGCCAAGCATTTGGCGGGGATCGCCCAGGCTAGGGAGCGCCATGAAGAAACTGCTATGCAGCGTGAAGTGACTTAATCTTGTCTGGGCTTAGCCCGTGCCAAGACTGTTCACCAGCTACTACATATGGCAGCTGTAATTTCCCGGACTGTTCAACTACCTTTCTTGCCGCAGCATCAACAGTGATATCTCGGTACTCATAAGGTACTTTTGCTTCTTCCAGCTTTTTAGTCGTGTACTTGCACTGCACACAGTCTGGTTTGCCATATACCTGTACCATTAAACTGCATCCTCATTCGTTTTGAGCCGGAACCCAACATAACAACGTTGGGATGAACCTTCAATGTTCTTAACCTGGGGGTTGCCAGCCCCCAACTCACGAGTGAGTTCGTGTAGGCTGATCTGCCTTTCTCCATTAGTTACGCACCACCTGCTGTATAGTTCGTAAACCATAGCAGTAGTTGGTGTCCATTCCATATCCCAATCGGCGGCACTAGGCATTGTACGCTTGCGTAGTGCAGCCTTATGGAACGCCTGCTGGCGGGCATCCATAGCTTCTTTGCTTGTCTTGTCGATGCACTCTGCAATAAACGCCTGAGTAGCATTAAGATGGCCAACAACACTACCGCAAAGGCGCTTAACTTCAATAGGCCAGGTAGCCCGCTTAAGGCCCTCTTTGCAGTACATCTTCCAGCCTTCAACTAGCCAAGATAGTACCGCCACTCCAGACAGCTTTTCAATATCCGCTTGACGACCATACTGTCTACGATCAGACTGAATTTGGTATTCAAATGGCAAAACCAGGATTCGCTCTTGGAGAGCTTCATCGACATTACGAATGCTGGGCTCATTGTTGCAGGCGATGAGGGTGGTGAATTGAGGTCTGCCTTCAAATATCTCATTGCTAAACTTAGCCTCTGCAGTGACCCTGTCATTTCCAGTAAGCCTCTTGATTGTGCTAGCATCCATGCGCCCGGCGTCAATTTCACTCATTCCAGTAACTCTTAGCGGCACAGCGCGAATAAGGTTAGGGTTGAGCTTTTGGTTATTAAATAGGTTAATATCAATCGTGCCGTAGTAATCGCCAAGAGCCGAGCTAATCCCGCCAAGCATTGTTGACTTGCCGGTGTCGTGCGGACCATACACAAAGATGAGCAACTTCTCAGGGTTTTCGCCGATGAGCAGATGCCCCATAACTTTTTGGATGAAATGCCTAAGCTTGAGGTCTGGCAAGAATGTATCTAAGTAGTCGCCCCACAACTTATAGCCTTCAAGAACGCCGGACTCATGCGCTAGATTTGTGTCCCAAGGGATATATGGAGTGCGCGTATTGTACGTAACGTAGTCCTCTTTTTTGGCCGGCCGCAGGTATGGGTCTCTATCCAGAACAAGAATCCCATTTTCGCAACCTAGCAACTTCGGGTTGGCATCAAATTCCTTGCCCGATAATGCCACCGGCTGATCATCCTCTGTGTATAGAGTTCGTGCTAGTATTAGGGCATTCCTAATTTGTGCAGCATTTCCTGATTTAAGCCCCCATTTGCGCCAAGCTTCGGCCTTGCTAATTGCAGCCTTATCGCCACGAGGTAGTGCTGCAGCAAAATGCTTTTGCCTTTTCTCAACGACGCTAAATGCTCTTGTAGCTAACTTATCATCAGTATCCCTATGCCAAGACTTGCCGTCCCACAATACCCAACTTCGCCTACTGTCTACAAATGCAAGATTATCATCGAATACATCGATGAAATGTCTTGCATTGCCGTGATCGTTTTGGTCATACTCTCCAGGCGAGTGATCTGTGCGCTTATTCATATAGCGAACAACAGGGCCAAGATCGTCTGAATCTAGATCCGGCCCTGTTTCGCCATCTATCTTTGCGCCCCAATTATCTACGTCATGCAGTGCTGTAACATTAGTTCCGATAGCACATTCGTCTTCAGCAATATAGCCATTTAGTGACGGCTCAATTTTGCTAAGACTACCCATAACGCTACGTTGAATTTCAGCAACCAAACCTTCAGGGCTGCCTCCACCACGTTTCTTAACTGCACTTTTAACCCAGGCATTGTTAAATACTTTCATTGCAGATACCCAGCCGCCATGGCCTTCTGCTGCTAGCCTAAGTATCTGCCAATGTGCAGCAAGCATTAGCGGATGGCTTCCCGCCGATTCCTCGCTGATTTCATCAATTTTCTTTTGAACAGCGCCGGACATAATCCTGCACATTTCGCCGGTGCTATCGTTGAATGTATCCGAAGCCCAGGATAACAGCTCATCCCCGCCGAGTTTGCTTACTTCTTCCTCGTCAGGCGCTGCCATCCTGTTACAGGATAAAAAATCAAGCCAAGCCTCCGGCAAAATAGCGATATCCGCTAGCGGCGGGATAGCGACGGGGATATCGTTTGCACCGGCCTCACGGCGTTCTACATAAAATGCGCCGTTCGGCGAACGCCAGCGGTACCTAGCTCCGTCGGCATCAGGATTAGCACTAGGCCAAACTACCATATATCTGTGCGCTTTTTGGATGATGTCGATAGCGCTAGCAGCTTTGCCCAAAAAGTGTAGCCCGGCAGGAACAAAGAATAGGCGTACCCCAGAATCTGGACTTGACTCCCACCGGCTACTGCTAGCAACTGTAGAGGGCAGCTTGCCATATTCTTTTTCTAATTCAAGCAGCTGCTTGAATCCGGTTTTGCTACCGTAGTCATCTACGTCAATTCCAAGAAGTTCATATGAAGTGGCGGTCTCATATGGTGAATTAGGCGGTGTGTAATCAACTTCTGCAAGTCTTATTCCAATATTTTTAGGTCCAAGCGAAAGCCACGCCTTTACCCTTTCATCAGTCGGGTAGTCTGCATGTAGGCCGGTGTATCCCTTCGGCGGCGGGTGCTTATCATGTAGAGGCAGTGGTATTGTCCCCATCCAACCAATTTTGCGATATTGATTCGCCACGCTGTATGGGTTAAATTCGTCATCCTGTTGTGCATGAGGCATCACCATCGATTCCTATTCTTTCTCAAGATACTAAGTGGCGAAGAATTCCGAATGGCTTGCTGTGATCAGTTAAGCTCAAGCCCTTTTTAACAGCTGCTGCTAGTAGATGTGATTTAGCTAACTCTGCTTCGACAAGCGCCCATTCAGTGCTATTGGTACGATTGTCTGCACTTTCTAAATACTCTTCTGCTTTCCTGATGTGTTCTTCTGGACCCATCTGCTGTGCCACCCCTCATATAAATGATCCCAGACGCTGTCATCCCAATTGCACGATCTGCCAATTTCTATAACATACCATGCAGCAGGAGCGTCTTGTTCATAATAAAGACTTACTAGCAATTCAGGCAGAGTGAAGGCCCGATCCTCACCCTCTGGATGTACATTGTCTCCGCTACGCTGAAAGCCTGCATCCTTTAGGCGAGGGTCATCGCTATCAAGGATAGGCGTTATAACTATAGCAGAGCATGTAGTGCACACATTTCTACCCTGCGAATCTCGCTGGGGAGTGTGTACGTGCTGAGCGAATGTCACGGCTGTTGCTCTACAACCTTGTCGCTTGGCACTTCCTGGCTACTCAGATTAAGCCCGCCTTGCCACTCTTCAAAAAGACGCATAAACGACTCATCAAAAGTAGTAAAGAAAATGCCAAAAAGACTATTGAGCATATCCTGCTTATTGTTGTAGCCCTGACCGCTATCTGCAACAATATCCGGCTCAGTTCCTGCAGGAGTACCAGGCGTTACGGCAATATTCCATCTCCACTTGCCTTCTTTATCCTTGTAATCTTTAATGGTATGAGTAGCGGTCATTTCCAGTCCTTAAATCCATCATCGAAGTCGTCCCACCCAACACGAACTGCAGGCGGTAGCGGATACGTCATCGGCATCGTCACAGCATCATACCGACCGTAAATTCCAACCGGATCGCCAGCCATAGCTAGCTGATTTTCATGATCTGCACGCATAGCGATAGAAGCCTGGCGGGAGATCATTTTATCTTTGTGTGCTTGATATAATCTCCAAGCCTTACGAATTGCTAGCCCGATACAGTATCCGATAAGACTTACAAGCACCCATTTCCAGAAGGCTACAAAGAACGCGGCGCCCAGCAATACAAGCCAGCCAGACTTATCTTTCTTGCGTTCTACTAAGATGTACTCCTTCACTTTCCCTCTCTTTCGCGGCTTTGCTTTCTCTTAAAAGATGGGCCTTTTCCTATAGTACCCGGTCGCGGCGGCGCGGGATAGTTTGGCAATTTGTTAAGTTTACGGACTAATGCTGCATAATCGCTAGATTCCTTTCTTGTCCAAATTTTGTACCCAGGCAATTTTTTCTTTAATGATTGTATAGACCCTCTGTGTCTTCCAATAGTTTTAAGTGCTTCTGAATATGTGCCTCCTTCATCAAGTATCTTTTTTGCTCTTTGCAACTCTTCATTTGTAAACTTTTTAGGCGCTGGCGAAACCATGCAATTACTGTTTTTGCGAACTCTTACTACAGTTCTTTCTGAGCAACCTATGATTTGAGATATTTCTTTTGAGGTCTTATTTGCTTTTGTAAGCTTTATTATTTCTCTGTCTCTTTTGTCTTTTTCTTTCTGTATGGTAAGCATAGGATTGCCATATACGTTATGCTTTCGTCTTATTCTGCTGATAGTGCGTAGTGAGCAATTTAATTCTGAAGATATTTGCCTAGATGACCAGTTATCCAAAGTTAATTCTATGATGCGTTCGTCACGTTCTTTCTTTTGATCATCTGTAAGCACCACGTTCTCCATACAAGTGAGGCCACGCAACTTCGCGTAGTGATTTAATTGTTTTGGCTCGTCTTAAAAAGAGTATTGCATGCCTATCAGCATCCCTAGCGTGTCTTAGGCTGCCTTCTGGATCATACATTCTCCATTCTTTTAGCCTATCGTCTGAGCAAATTCGCTTAGCATCGCCTGGACTTTGCGTGTGATAATCACGCCCGTCTAGCCAGAGATTATAGCCAATAGCAGACGTAATACGGACAGGAGAAAGTAAATCACGATCCATCCGTGACTGGCGTAATACAAAATCTTCAATAACCACGGCAGCTGAAGGCCATGACTTGATAAATTTTGTAATATCATAAATGCCACTAAATTCACCATGAGTACTAATCCCGCTATGAAGGGATTCTGCAAGATTGCCACGATGCGTGCCACAGTCCACCTGTCCATGCTTATGGTCGAACATATTGTCTAGCAAGTCTGCCTTTGGCTCTACTAGAGCTTCTGGATGCACAGTCATAAGAGACCAACCAGTCACCCCGCCGGGGTCGAGCGCTATGACGGCAGCCTCAGAGTACGTTAGCTCATCAGCATCGACATACCCTCTGCGCCGGCGGGTTAACTTGGTTAAATCTACTGTAGTGATGCCTCTTATCGGCGTCGGTCTCACAGTTTCTCCCCATAGTCGTCACTGACTTACCCTCGCTGCTGAAGGATCGAGCATTTGGCTTGATAAGCCTTTAACTGTTATTGTATCTCGCCTATCATATATAGCACCCTTACGGTCGTGACACGGCTTGTGCATAGCCTGCCAATTGTTAGGATCATTATTTAGCCAATTGCCATCGACATGATCCACACAACATTCTGCAAACATTACTGATTGGCCGCATCCTCCAAGCTTTTCTCCGCACACAAATGGGCCGTCGCCAAACATCTTGTGAAACTTTTTCCGCGTTATTGTGCGTTCGTCCATGTTGTGATTTGGACATTTACAAATTCCTTTGCCGTGCTTGGCGTTAATTGTGCGACCTTCAAGGTATGAATGGCATTCACAAACACCTTTACCATGTGGCATTATTGGCTAATCCTTGCCCTTGAATAGTTGTCATATACTTCTTTTTGCAAATCAATATCTATCCAAGTATTACTTGGGTCGCCATTTTTAGCGTGATTTTGAACTCTATCTCTAATTACGCAATGGCGGTCTACATCGCTCAGAAACTGGCAGCTGCCACGTTGATAGCATATAGGCTTGAAGACTTTGGCTAGCTCTTCAAATTGCCAATCGCTACGGCTGTCAAATCGACTGTCATCGTAACGCACATAGTTTTGCTTTGGGTAATCGCGAATGGCTTTTAATATTTCCATCCACACATTTACCCATTCTTGCTGGGCTTGTGTGCACAGCCGAACGCCAGAGTGTTCAAGGAGACCACGCAATGAGGTATTGTAGTTAATGCGGGTGAGAAGATTTGTTGGAAGCAATCCCCTTGCGTCCTCAGCTGGCATGCCGTCGTTGACAAGTTCGTTGTAGATTTGTTCGATGGCTGCGACTCCACGATCCCACTTCTCTCGCCAAAGTTGCTGTTTAGTTGCTTGTTGCGCAGCATACTCGTTAACCATAGATTGCACTCCACCTGTGCCTTGGCCAGTAGTAGCCCTAGCCTCTGCATATCCAGACGGAAATAATTCTGCGAATGATTCTTGCCACCATTCAGACCACGGTACTGTCCCGTTAAGACTTGGCGGGCGACCTACTGGGACAGCCTCTTTAACTGCAAATCGCGTACTCTCTTGGGTGTACGTAGCTGTACGCTGACGAACCATCTGGTGGGTAAATCCACGCGTGACGCCGGATATGATGAAGTGGAAATTAACAAATTCCAAGGGCGCGGCAAGAGCAGATCTTTGCACTTGATCGAGGTAGTATCTACGTTGATCGTCGCTGATTTCAGATAACGACTGAACGGATTTGCCTTCATACATAAGCGCTGCAGCAGCGATTGTTCCCAGAGGATCAGGATTACAGCTAAGAAGTTGAACTCGCGGTCCAGCATTTTCATCAATCGGCTCCGCTCTGAACATGGCCTTATCAGCCCACTTCTGGACTGCTTTCGTTGTAGTGTGGTCCGCCATCTCCGGCTGCTTGTTCTGATCCATCTTGAACCCTCTCATTTTGCGGTTGACTTACAATTTCACTACCAGACATGATTCGCCATTCTTTATAAATCATGTCTCGAACAGGAATGACGATGCATTCTTCTTTAATGTCATTTGGCAGTGTAATGTCCATAATGTAATTCTCAACACCACAATCTTTAATTGATTTTGTGATGCTAACGTATGGCTCTTTCTTGCCTTGAAAGAACTTGGCCAATGGGTTATCTGGCTTGCCCTCCGGCGGGGATTCCAATGGCTTATTCATTTGCGCTTTGTTCACCTGTCTGCCTCCCATTATAGTTCCACTGCAAAAAGTTCTCGTGCCTGAATACTCACGCCAAATCCTTCTCGTTTTATTCCTTTGACAATAACTGCATCTCGACCGCCCAAAGTAAGAGATTCGATCTTTCTTGCAAATTGCGGAAAGTACCAACGGTTAAATCTTATGTACACCTCCTCATCGCCATCATCTATACACTTAAGCACGCAAGATTTAAGTAGGTGTGAATCTTCAATTCTTGCAAGAATCTCATCCACTTCCTGACCAGTGCGTGCTCTTTCATCTTCAATGAGATCTTTATATTCTCGCACCATTGGTATGCCGCACCATATAACTTCATGCTTGCCTTCTCGCGGCAATGTGTCGCTAGTGTGCGTTGGTGTCGGCAAGTAATATCTATTGCCAGGCTGTAAATCTTTACGCAGCGCCTTCATTACTGTACTGATGTAGTTGATGTTGAATGGGTCTGGGTCAAGCGCGAATGAGCCAATTCGATCAGAAGTTTTGGGTCCAATGCCCTTGATTTGAATGAGGTCGCCCCAAGAAATCGAAGGGTCGCGGTCTCTAGAATCCAGCCATTCCATGATATTCGCAGCAGTTTTCTCCCCGATACCGGGCACTTGAACCAGACCGGCCATGATCGAGCCATCGCTTTGGGCGGACCAACTTTCTTCGCATTCCAAAAGATCCATTGGTCGAAGCTCAACCCCATGGCGCTTAGCATCTTTGAGTAGTCTGATACGTTTCTGTTCTGCTTTTGCGTCTTGCCCATTAGGTGTTTTCCTCAATTGCGCAGCGTAAAATGCGGTCGGGTGGTGCTGCTTCAACCACTGCTGCCAGAACGCCAGCATCGAGTAGCTGATACAATTGCGACTTATAACACCATTGCCTGTGATATAGTTATGTCCTACTTTATCCCCCATCATAAGCGTAAAAACATCTTCACGCTTTATAAACCGATCAATCTTTGATACTTCGATAAAGAATGGTTCTTTGCCTACAGTCCACGGCCCTAACTTTCTACCGTTGTTATCCCTATCGTATTTTGTATGGCAAGATCGACAAAGAATCCAAAGATTGTTAATGGAATCATTACCATGATTACCATCCTTGTGTGATATGTCGAAATTGTCACACTGTGATCTATCTTTGCCACACAAAGAACAGATATCTAATAAACGGTTACGTCTCTTTAGCTTCCAAAAATTAGGACCACATCGATCTTGATTATTCAAGTCTTTACCGTAACGATTAAATATAAGTAGAGATTGGCCGCTTTTTAATTCATCAGTTGTAACCCATTCGCCATTGCTATTCATCCAAGCGTGATCGCCAGTAGAGTCTATGTGAGATCCATCAGCAAAATGTACTCTATGTATATCTTGAGCTCCATTATTGAATACCCATTCAATGGCATTTGGACGTATTAACCCATCTTCGCCAATTGATAGTCCATATAGTCTGCCAAGGCCAAATGCTAAACGAATATTGTGACATTTAGAACACTGTTTTAGTCTATAAAATGCGCCTTCTTTTCCACATGAAATACACGGCCCTTGAAACTTAATGCCTTTAGCAGCATTAGCACCGCCCGTTTCGCCACATTCATATATATTAAGTGCGCGCCATAGCTGCCCAATAGATATAGAGTCTGATTCTTTAGGTCTAACTATTTTCGTATCCCCAGTAATACAGTGAGCAATGTTGAAAGAGTAGGTAGCAGACGTAGCCATGAAACGCCATATGCGCCTCGCTTGCTGTTTTGTGCAACCATGCTGGGAGCATGCATTCTCCTCAAACTCAGCATACATAGATTCAAATTGTGCTTCGCCAAGCTTCTGGGAAATAATCTGGCGAATGGCATGCACTCTTGTCATGGGAAAACCGCCAAGCTCGCGGATGATTCTCAGCACCTGTTCCTGATAAATAATTTGGCCATAAGTAAATCCTGTGTGCTGATCTACAATGTCGTGATAATGTTCGATCTTACGTTTGCCATTCTTTATTTCGCAATAGGCTGCGGCCATGCCAGAAAACAAAGGGCCAGGTCTGGAGAGCGCGTTGATATCAGCCAGGTGTTGGAAGTAGTCTGGCTTAACGTCACGACAGACGAGGCGAGTTGCGCGTCCCTCAAATTGAAATATTCCGACGACGTCATTAGTACGGAATGCTTCCAGCGTGGCGGGGTCTGTGAGCGGGATTCTGTAGAGGTCTTCAAGGTCCATACCAATCATGTCTAGAGCGTGACCGATCATGCCCATAGTGGATAATCCGAGTATGTCCTGCTTGAGCATTCCAATGTATGCAGCATCCTTTTTGTCAAAGGCGACCACAGACGCCGTTCGCCCAGCCACATCACGAGTATAAGTCGCACAATAGTTATTAATGGGATCATTGGCAATGACCAAGCCAGCCGCATGTACCCCCATTCCACGATAATTCCCTTCAAGGCGAACTGCATTCGCCAGTTCGGGGTGCTTGTCCAGCACAGCCCGTGCCGCTGGGAACGTGGCGAAAGTATCCTCAAGAGAATCCGACAGACGAGAGTCCCCGCCTGATCGTTCAATGATAAGACCTTTAATGGGATCCAAATCCCACTTGGGTATTCTGTAGGCACGGGCCACATCGTCTAGGCTGTTCTTTCCTCGGTAACGGGTGAAGTTGGCAATGTTCCCAGTATTCGCTTCGCCGTACTTTGAAGCAGCATAAAGAAAGACTTCATACCGTCGTTCATCGTCAAAGTCGAGATCAATGTCGGGAGCTTCTTCCCTGGTGGGATCAATGAAACGCTCAAACAACATGTGGGGGTGCTGAACTGGATCCACTTCGGTAATGCGCAATAAATAGCATACCACTGAAGCTGCAGCTGACCCACGCGCCGGACCCACTGCAATCTTGTTGTCTTTTGCCCATCTGACAATATCACTGGTAACGAGAAAGTAGTCAGTGAAGCCCTTAGAAATGATGACTTCCAATTCAGATTCCGCACGTTGAATATATTCCTTTCGATTGGCCACCATATTTGTATTCTTAGTTCTTTGTATTCTGAATTCCCAACCAAAATTCATCCACTTGCGAAGGAGTGCAATGGCCTCAGGGCTAGATTTAGCAAGGGAAGCTGCTTCTAGACCTGTACTATAGTAGCCAGCAGTTTGTGCAATTTTTTTAGCTATTGCATCAACCTCAGACATGTTTCCAGGTGTACCTATTCACTATTTGTGCTACATTGCCTTTGTGTATCTTAAATATTTCAGCAAGCTCTTTTTGCGTATATCCGCCAGATGCATACATATCTCTTAGCTCTAATACATCATCTTTGGTAAGTTTTGATCTTGGATGCTCTTCACCTTTTTGACCATATACCATATTGTCATATATCTGATGACATTTTCTACACTTTGCAATATAATTGTCTACATCATCGGCATCCGTATTATGCTTGTGTGACCAATCAATCGCCTGTTTACCACAAGCGCAAATAAATTGCGATGCTTTACCACGCAATCTGCTTACTTTTCGATGCGATCTTTGGTAAGTCAAATCTAACTTTGGCATTCTATACCCATGGCTCGTAATCCTTTGCTTCAATAGGATAAACCAACGGCTTAACCTTAGGCAACTCTACGTTACATCTGTCGGCAATTCGTCCGGTATTTAGTAACGCTTGTTCCGCGGCGTCATCCGAGAGGCCTGTCTTTCGTAAATCGTCAAAAACTTGGGTATCGGAAGATGGGATGTCGAGTGTAATGCTATATTCCCACTCAGCCTCCACCTGCGAAACGCTAGAGCCTCTATGGCTAGCATGAAGAATCTTTTGCATCTCTGCGTCTCTAGCATAGACATAATGGCAATCACTCGTCGCAGCAAGACGTACTCCTGTATCTTTTGATAATAGCTCAAATGCTGGATTGAGCGCACGAGTACGATCAAGGCCAGGAAATCTCTGACACTCAATGTAGTACCGATCACCAAATATCTTTTTGTACCATTCAACAAGCCTAACGGCACGATCATATTCCTCTGGTGACCAATTAAGCCTTTTGTCACCGTAGTTTTTTCCACCCAACAGAGTGCATGATAGCTGACTATCGGCGCAGCCGGAAAGGATGATAAGTCCATCGCTGTACCTTTCCAAATACTCTAAGTGGATTGTTGGCCATCTGTAGAAATCCCGCCAGGACTGACTAACCAAACGGTTAAGGTTTGCGTGCCCTTCTTGTGTGGAAGCAAGAATTGTTTGATGACATTTTCTGGCTTCTTTGGGTTCTGCGATATACCCTTCAACACCGTATATGGGCTTGATTCCAAACTCTTTACAAGCTTTCTCAAGCTGGACCTGGGAAGAAGTATTGCCATGTTCTGTTAACGCCATCGCTTTCATGCCGGCAGTTGCGCAATACTGCACGTGGTTGCGCGGTAGGTCGTAGCCATCGCCATAGCTGAAAGTGCTGTGGTGGTGTAGGCTAACATACTGCATGCTAGCTGGCATCTGGCGGCTCCGAATCTATTGCGCCTTGCCAAATTGCCACAATCTCTTTGGCTTTAGAGCCAACATCATTCTGCCCATTAGATTTAAGTTTGTCATAAACCTTTTGCATGGATCGCTCATACAAATTCATGTATTCTCGATCATATATACGAGTGTGGTAGTCATATTTCATGCCGTTCTCAAAGAGAACGCGCATGATCAAATACTCAACCGGCGGGGTCTCTTTGCCACTCACTTTGCCCTCATCTCATGCATTGTGATTAATATGTGTCCTACACAGTCGGCCAAAATTTCATCAGCCTGTTCGCCTTTCATGGGCTCTCCATCCCACAATGCTTTTTTGAGCTTTCCGACTTTCCGCCATAAGTCAACAAAGCTTGCTTTGGGACCAAGTCGTAGCATAGCCATAACATTGCCGCCATAATCACGAGATTTACTCATGTATAGTTGCATTACATTTGGCAACACAGTGGTGATGATTTCATACGCTTGCTCATTGGGTATATTTGTAAACTCAAGAGAAACTACATCATGTTCTTTTTCATGCTTGATTACAGTTACATCTGGTTCTTTAGCAATGCTTAATGCCTTATTTTTATCAACTGTTTGATATGACCGGGATCCAGGCGTATTGTTCCCGCCAGCGCCTGTCCCGCCAGGGTTTATCGGCATTTGTCGGCCAATGCCTGCTATAGAGTTTATGTGCTGTTGTTGCGTACTGGCCTTTACATAACCGGCCATAATCTTGTCATCTTCAAATTGATTGCTCATAGTCATTTCGTCCTCCTGTTGGTCGTAAAGGTAAGCAGCCCAAGCCTAGCCGTCACCCATTGGCTTCTTCCCACCAATATAGAGCAGAATCTATCCATTTTGCTGCATCTTCCATATCAAAGACTCGTGATAGGAATAAATCTGATGTGCCACGCCAGTGCCTGTTGTACGGCTGATCTCTTAGCAGCGTTGGCAGGCCCATATCCGTAGCTTGCTGGCACATCTCGGGTAGGTCGTCTAGAACGGCGGCGACCCGACTACCGATTCCCGAGGCTGTACGCCCCGTAGAGACGATGCGGGCTAGGTCCCTATACTTCCTCTCCCCGTAGAGTAGCCCATCGTAGGTAAGGCGATTACGCCTTAAAAACTCGCGCGTGTCGTGGTCGATAGTATCGTACTTTAGGTACGGCCTGGTCGTTGTAATCCAGACCTCCGCGCCTGCTTTGCGGATCCCTTTGATGAGGTCTTGCGCGCCTGGGTAGACTGGCATTGATCGCTTGAGTCCTCCCTGGCGGAATGCGAGTTTGACTTTTCGATACGTTGCTTTGCTGACATGCATGTGCTTGTGTAAGGGCAAACCGGGGTTAATGTCCTCGGGACGGGGCATCGGTTTCCCAAGCCAAGGCTCCGCAAAACGCAAAAAATGGCCATGGTAATCTCCTAAAGTGCCATCCACATCAATAGCGACAATCGGCCCATTATAATTTGTACGCATTACCAACCCAAATTTTATTGTTTACAATAGAGCTTATTGTAGATTGTGTTAATCCAAACATATCACCTAACTCCCTCTGATAATATAATCCAGTAGCATACAAATCTTTGATTTCACTTGCTTTTTCAGGAGTTATCTTAGCATAATTGCCCGTGCGCCAATCATATTTATTGTGACAAGATTTGCATCGTGGCTCATAATGCTCTGGATCAAAACCCGTTGTGCCTCTTATTTGCGACCATTGTTGAGCAGTTTTTCCACATTTATCTACACATTCATAGTTGTAAGCATCTCCACGATGTACGCGCACTCTATAGTGTGCCCCATTATATCCAGGCTCGTCCACTTTGATCCACATTTTAGTCATAATGTTCCATCAATGTCTATTGCTACAATAGGGCCGTTGCCATTACTTTTCATATAGCAGCTCTCATCGTTGTACAAGGGTAGGGCTCGCCATCATGCTGGCAACGCGAAACAAAATCTTCATGGTAAGGTCTATGAATAAATGCTATGTAATCTAAAGTTGCAATTAACTTTTCTAAAGCATGGACGCGCACAAAACATATTTGGTAACTGTCCTCGTCAAACCATCCATCAGGACTGCCCTTAACTGTAGTACCAGTAGGTGTCAGGTCATGACCATAACTTTTTCTCACACCCTCCAGCCTTTCTCATTAATTGGATAGCCATTGGCATGGCCTAAAGCAATGTTGCGCCTACAAACTCTTTCGCTAGCTTCTGCTATACTCACAGCATGTTCAAGCGTTTTACACTCGAAAACTTTTACACAGTTGGGCCCTTGAAAAATTGCAAGCTCATTATTCTCATCAATCTCGTAAGCTTGCAAGCCTTCGGCAAAGACGATATTATCATCTTCATCTTCTTGCCAAACTATGCTGTGTATGCCCGCCAAGGCTAGCCGACTCATCTCTTGCAGCCAAAGTCGCTAGCTTTAATTTTCACCATCCGTCCGTCGGGGTGGTGCCAAACAACGCCTTCAATAGAGGCATCGGGCTGCCCTTCACTGCTTCTAAAACAATCCCGTATGCCCTCAAAAGTGCGAGGGAATAAGGGCATCTGCGAATCGCCATGCTTTAAGAAAACATGGTGCGGCCAGCGCTCAGGGTTGCCGCCGATCTTTGGTCCACAAAGTTCATAAGTACCAGGCTCGAAGTCATGAGGGGTTACCTCATTTTCCACCAGCGCACGATTAAACCATTTGTCTTCCAGTCGATCCAAAACCTCTAGCCAACCTGGCCAGTGGCCCGTATTCGGGTCTGGTTCGGGCTGTGCTGGGATGAAGCCAACCGGCGGGGTCTTGCCGTGCTTAGCATCATATCGTTTGTACAGCTTGCCACCTTCAAATTTACAACAAGTTCCATCCCACTTACGCGTGGCCACACCTTCGCCGTCGATTACCCATTCGGCGCCAGGCGTAACTTTGTTCAAAACGCGACTCCGGTCGCCTTCCCAGTCACGCTCGAACAGTGATATAATTTTACGCATCAATCTTGTCCTCTGCTAGTGCTTTCATCGCATCAAAGAACGCATCGCTGGTTAACATACCTTTCTCCCATTTGCCATAGCGGCCTATGTGCACGAAATCGCTTGCGGCCGTGGAGTTATGCCGCAGCGGCTTTTCCACTAGGCTAGCGCCAGGATGCGGCGGTCTATCATGTATCGCAACAACTACGCCATCACCCCTTAATTCATCGTGTTCGCCTGTGTATGGCCACTCAATGGTGCAATGACCATAGATGTTACTACAACGATACCATTCAACATGTGGTCGACCATCACATTGAACTGTAAACGGCTCTGGTCGAAATGGCTGCGCAACACGCGGCATTTCTGTATCGCCAAGCGCCCACACCTTGGTGCTGAGAAATTCATCGCCAGGCTCTGCCCAAATCTTGCGTGGCACGGTAGATATAACAAGGTCTGCCCGTTCGGCATGTTGCCAAAGAAAGTTGCTCGGATTAATAGCCCCGCGACCTATTTCACAATCATTAATTTCACCGCTGTACTGTTGCCAAAGTTGGTTGTACGCCCGCCGGAGGTCCCAGGCGCTGTGCTCGTTCATAAAGTCCTCGGGACTTACTGTGCCATCCCAGCTTTCGCCGTACACCTTTTGCCGGTATTGCTCGGGCGTACCCTCCAACCGGTAGCGCACCGTCTGTGGCGTGCCAGTATCTAGGCCGGGTATCGCGGCGTGCAAGTACTGTGCGCCATATAGCGGCGACTTCTGCTTACGCGAATATATGCGAAAGTCCCAGCCAGCAAGCGCTGCTGCATGAGCGACCATTAGCCCGGCGGGACCACAGCCTAATATGGCAACGCTTTTCAATGCCACGACCCCTTAATTTCACCGGTGACAAAATCATCGCGTGATTCTAATTGCCTAATCGCATCTCTAGCCTCTTCATTGCTATCAAAGTTACCTAGCACAACAGTCGCTTGAAACCACTCGTGGTCATGACTTTCTGGTATTTTCATGTTTGCACCATATCTTTCATATCATAGCCGTGTTTTGGGCAGTTGGTGTTAGGTTGGCAGTAACCTGGGCAAAAACACATCCTACCAGCATTAGGGCATCTTGGCGGGTCAGCTTTGCAGCGGCAAGCGTCTTTGGTTTCATCCAAAACCTCTTCCCAGTTATTCATGGTTTTGCTGACAACCATCAGTTATCCGCCAGTGGCGTAGTGCGGTCATCCCAAAAGTTAGGCTCAACATAATCTTCAGGATCAGGAATGTCTACCAAAACGCCAGCAATGTCCGGCGGCGTCCAACCTTCTGGCTTAAGCACCTTGCCATCTTCACGCTTAATCATCGGCCCAAGGCTGCCATCAATCTTGCTCAAATTGCTACGCACAACCTCTGCTGCTGCAGCCTTAGTCTTTTCAGGTCCAAAGTAAGCAAGAGCTGTGCCCCAAGCGATAACGATAATGTCCAGTAGCCCATCAAGAGTCTCTACAGGATCATTCTGAAACTCGCCTTTTTCGTAATATTCCTCAACCTCTTCATCCATCAGAGTCCTGCGGAATAGACGCAGACTATCTTCAGAGCTACCGAACCACGGCTGACTATCAAGTTGACCTGCAGCCTTCATAAATTGCTCTGTGGCATCAAGAATGTTCATCATTTTATTTCCTATTCAGATCGCAGTGTAAGCACAGCCATTCGTGCTTTGTCCATACTCTTGAACATCCGCACATACACTGTTCGCCTCTAATTTGTGCATCGGTTAAATACATGTGAGTTCCTTTGTTGGATTATAATAGTGAAGCAGCAGGAGTCGAACCTGCTTGGGGTCGCCGATCTGCACCGCGTCAACGGGGGTAATTCGCAGCCGTCCTAAATTGCTCTTTCTCATTGAGCTTCCGCCGGTACTCCACTATTTTTTTTGCGGTTGGAGGGCACATGTCTGTGGCCTGTCGTTTAAGCTTAGCCTGGCTGCTAAGCCCCTCCGCTTTACATCAGAACGGCGGACCGTCATCCTCTACAAATTCAGCATCAACGACGTCTGAATCGTCGTTAAGTGCGTCCATGTAGTCTGAGGCATCCATAATGCCATCGCCATCGTCATCAACGATATCGCCATCAGCAACATTGCTATCACTCACAACGTGTCCAGGCTGAGGTCCATTGTACGGCAAGTACTGGCTGATTTCAGCACGATCATTGCCTTCAAGGTCTTTGCCCATCTTAGTAACTACTCGCACCAACAATTCGCCGTCAGGGGAGTTAATGTTGTACTTCCCAATCTGGGTGATGTGAACATCTGTCCCGCCGGATTGCCCTTTGCGTGCAACCTTCTCGGCTTTGGGACCATTCGGCGGCCAGAATGCCGTCTCAACAGCGCGCTTAGCGGAATCGCTACCGTCAGTCAAAGCGTGCAGGAAGCCGTTAATTCGGCCAGTCTGCTCTTTGAGCATGTTGAGGCCATCCCAAACTGGAGCGCCCTGATACTTCCAGTTCTTATCGTACAGACCATCTGCACCTTGTCCACCAACCAGCTCTACCAGAACGCTGATGCGCGGCTTGCCCTTGTTAGGGCCTTCCTTCTTGATCTGTCCGACAGTCATGCGCTTAATCTTACCCACATAACTGCCCTTAGGCGGGACCGGCCCATTGTACGACTCGAAATCAGATCCCCAGGCCTCATCGCCTTTGCCTGTGATATCCCACTTTAACTTAATTTTGATCACTCCTCTTCAAGAGATACTGAAACCAGCTCAACTGGCTCTTTCTTCACAACCGGTGTTTCGGCCTTTGGCCCCATCGGCTGCGCTGGCGGAGTCGCAGGTTGCGGTCCCGACTCCAACAGTTCTCGAATTTCCTTCAGCGTCTTGTTCACAGTACGAGGCTCCAAGCACCGAGTGCGGTCCTTAGCCATAACTGTCTTGCTGCCACGCCACTGAATGATACGCACTTCCTCCCATCGGATTGTGCCATCTTCATTCTCACCAGCCTTACGTCGGCCAATGCTCATACGGCCAAAGCTGTCCATCCAACTGGCAACTTGCTTAGCATATTGCGTACCCTTGCCTTGCATCATAGGTAGCACAACCTTATCCCCATCCTCGTTCTCTTCATCTTGCTCAAGTGCAGTAAAGAGAATATTGACGGGAAGCGAGTTGAATAGCTTGACCATCTTCCGAACCTTCTCAAAGTACGGAATCCAGTCTTGTAGCTGCGGCACATCAGGATCGCAGGCGGGGTTCATACGCACGCCCTCTTCCAAAATGTGTCGCATACACATTTGCTGCATTTCAGTAAGGGAGTCGAGAACAACCCAGTTAAATGGGATGTCATCAAGACTCTTAAGCCACTCGTAAGCCTTGACGATATCAGGCCAACTCTTGATCTTCCACTTCTTTGCTTTCGACCCCATACGCTTAGCGGACAACGTGCCATTATCCTCAGGAGCGATAAAGAGAACATCTTCATCGGAGCCGCCGAACACAGTCTTGCCGATACCGCTGTTACCATAGACCAGCAGATGGATGTACTCATCCTCTTCCTGCAAATCCAGGATATTGCTCGGGAGTTCTACTCCATTAAGTGCTGACATTACATAAAACCCTTTTCTATTTCTGGTTCTTCTCGCATACAAATTACATATGCATCTAAACGGTCAACAAGTGTGATTAGGTTATCGGCGTCCCCTTTGCTTATTCTACCTAGACCTGCGACACGCAGAACTCTTGCCCGAAAGGACTTAAGTTCGTCACGCCCCAGATCTTTTATGCGCGCAACAATGTCAACCACCTCCATCAGCAGTTGCATATCTACCATATGCGTCGCGATTATTATTATTTGATGGCATGCCGGTCATAATTTTTGACCTTTTTTGCTTCCATTCGTCAGTATGCTTATGCCCTTCAAATGAAGGCAATCCTCCATCATATATTTTATGACATCTTCTGCACCTTGGCTCATAATTTTCTATATCGAATTTGTCAGTATCGTGTATCCAAGACCAATCTAGAGCTTGTCTATCACAATCCACACATTGAAACTGTCTAGCTTTGCCTTTAACTACATATAGACGGTAGTGAACGCCTGCTAAAGTTCCGCAAGGTTTAGATAGATCAAGCTTGCGCGGCATTATTGTCTACTCTCTTACTATTGATTGCACCTTCGCGATGATCGAAATACGGGTCGTGCTTCTTCATAGTTGTCTCTTCAAAGTACTCGGTATCCCCGCCAGATTCATCCAGTTCGCAGAGGTTGTAGTAACCACAGAAGCGGCACTCTTTGGTTGGCGTCTTTAGTAGCGGTAGCCGGCCATGGCGAACATCATCCATGACGCGGGCTTCCTCGCTAATCCTAACGATCTGCCGTTGGCGCTCCTTGGGAGTCCTTGGGACGAAATGGCGCATATATATCTGCTTGCCTGGATCTTCTTCTCCACGGACTTCAATGCGAAGTTCTTCACAATGTTTGGCCAAATCTTCTTTTAGCCATTTGGTGCCAGCTTTGGTGTCTGTAAACAAACCCGGCGGGGCCTCAAGGCCAGAATCTACAGCATTGAATTGATCGCCGTGGTAGTATGCATATAGTGCATCTAAGTAGTGATCTTTCAGCGGCGCTTTGAATCGACTAGTCTTTTTGATGAAGTTATACTCCATGCCATCAATAGCATCCTTGGGGCCAATAAGCCCTTGGTGCCTTAGCGCCGTAGTGCCCACCAGAATATATGTGCTAGCCTGTTCGTCAAGGACAAGGTGGTCTGTATCTAGATAGGTAGCAGTCTTGTGGTCTACCATCTTGACTTTGCCATCATTCAGATCGCGCAAGCACAAGTCAAATGTGCCAACTATTGTAACTATAGGCTTGAATCCTTGCCTGCCCTTGGCGCTATGGATAGGCCGCTGGCGGGTGTCGGGGATGACCACATCAAATCGACGTTCTGGGTCAAGTATGTCCCAGTGCGGGTCACCGCCATAATGGTCAACATATCCTTCCATAAGCTCGACGCCAAGCTGGCGGAATCCGACCCACTTTGCTACAAGCTCATCATTCTCATATTCAGTGGTGCGAACAACATCTACTTGGTGTTTTGCTAAATCATCGAATGTTTCGGCAGGATGCGGACCACGTTTGGTGCCAGGAATATAGTATGTAGCAAGCGCTAGGTGAATAAGCGTGCCGAACTCTGCTGCTGTCTTGTTCTCATAAATTGGCCGAATCATCTTCACATAAGCTTGAAACCAAGCCCACGGGCACCTCTTAAATGCAGCGCGCTCACTCTGCCTTAACAAGGGCACTTCGGATAGATTCATTAGTGCGTCCTTAAGTATGTGAGCACCTGTTGCTTTTTATTTTTACCCACTACCTTAGTGTCGCCAAAATAAGCGTGCTCTATGCCCCAATTAATGCCTGAGTTTGGCGACTTACCATAAAACTTACACATGTAATTTACAACCGCACCAAACATTTTGTATTTAATAACAACTCGTTGATCCCCCTTCACATAGATGACGCCATCTTCATCCTCGACTATAGGTGACCAGCCGTGCTTTTTAGCACGCAATGCAATCAGCATTCTGGCATTATTCATACGTTCTTCCCAAAGTAGTCTGCCATGTGGCCGCCGTGGAGCGCTGACCACTCGCGCCAATCTGGCAACCACAAGTCATAAGCTCGCTGCCATTGAATGGTAATTGTATTTTGTTTAGCCCAATTCCTAACTCTTTCAGGATTATTAACTACTTCAGGATAGCGATTGTACAATGCGTAGTGCCAAATTTCTTTGGCATCACGCATATCAAATTCGCCAACATAGTCAGTCATCCCGCCAGGTTCGTAGCGGTTACCCTGGCTTGTCGCCCAACTACCTAGGTCCACCATCCATGGGAAACCAGCCTTGATCCCGCGTAGAAATAAGTCACAGTCTTCTGCATATTCGAGACTTCTATCGTAATTACCGATCCGCAGAACATTGTCCACATTAAGTGCCACGAGCCGAAAGGTCCCAGTGGGCAGTAAAATAAGGTCACTTCGCCCCCTAATTGCATCGCCAAGGCAAAGGTCATGGTAGCCGTACCTGGCAGTAATGCCTAGCACCTTACTATGCACTGCAGACTCCAGCATGCTCTTCATGTTGCTAGCGCGCTTTAGGCTGCCTGGCTTGATGTCGTCATCTGCCATAATTATAGCAGGGCAGCCATAGCTAGCTGCTATGTCAACGCAGTGGTGACGGCTAAAAGCAATTCCCATATCTGGTCTTGGTAGTGGATGGATGAGTACATCTAGGTCGTTGCGACTAATATGGTATTTATCAATTTCGTTAGGCTCAACTACAAAATGCGTAATAAAGCCCTCATTTTGCCACCAAGATGCTACTTTGACCCTATCGTGCCAACGACCACGACTAGGAATGAAAACGTGGTGTTGCTCCATCAATTGCCCCTGAGATATGCTTCAAACTTCTTGGCGCAATCTACAACCGCATCTGGCTGTCGTGGCGCTTCTTCCCATCCAGTGCTAATATCTGCAAGCTTCAATGCACGATCTAAAGCGCAAATGCGTAGATCAATTTCACTTGCTTGCTCCGTTAATGCCATTTTCATTCCTCTCATTTTGCGGATATTACCGGGTGCTTTGGTGTCTGTAGATGCCTAAAGGAACCCACTTCCAAAAACATCTACAGACGCCAGAACACCCGGTACCTAGTGTCATCAGTACCGGGGTCTGGGCAGAGCAGTGGAGAGGCCACTTACTCTACAAGCCTAGCTTTAGAAGCTGGCGGAGCTAGCGCCAACCGCTTCGCCCTCGGGGGCAGGCTGGTCGCCACCCTTCAGGCGAAGGCGCTTGCTGGTTTTCTGCGGCTCATCGGCAGGGCTGTCGTCCCCGTCAGCACCTTCCTTCTCAGCCTTCTTGGCCTCACGCTCAGCCTTCTTGGCCTCACGCTCCCTTTCCTTCTCAGCCTTGGCTGCTTCGCGCTCCTGCTTCTTCTGCTCGCGCTCTTCAGCCTTTTTGGCCTTGGCCTCTTCACGAGCCTTGGCGGCTTCCTCGCGCTCCTTGACCAGCTCAGAGGCGTGACCCTTCTGCCAGTCGCGGTGGAACACGAAAGTAGCAGCGACCGTGGTCTCCAGGTCAGTGCTGTCGTCGTAACCCTGCTCCTTGATGTAAGCAGCGAAAGACTTCATCGCAGGGCTGGGGTTCTCAGGGGTGTAACGCTTGCCCTCAGGCATTTTTATCTCCTTGTTGTTGTTTATTTCAGCGGTCTAAGTTTTCTGGACCTATTTCTATCCTAGCGGATGGCTCAGGATAAATCTAGGGTTTTTCTAGAAAAAACTGTATGTTTTTTCTTTACATAGGCTTCCTAAATAAATTATTTTGGCATGTCATATATGCTGTGACAGCGTTTGCATCTAGGAAAGTAGTTCCAAACAGACATGCCATTATTTCCTTTACTTTGAGACCATTCACGGGCTTGTTCCCCACAATCTACGCAATCATACTCACTAGCCTTTCCACGCTCTTTTTTAACTAAGTTATTCATTCTTATGTATTCAGAGTGTCGCGGTGAATACCTATCGCTCCAATGCAATGTGCTTATGCGGCTACCTCCTGGGCTTAGGTTTACGTAAAACGCGCATCCGCATCATGCGAGCGTTAGGGCCGCTGTCATTTCGGAATGTTTTTCGGCCTGTACGCATCATGCGAACTTTGTTAAGTTTCTCTCTAGACTCCAATTCTTCTAAGTTTACTACACGTTTCATCAACTCTAGCGTCTGCTCAGGATCTGCTGGATGGCTGTGACCAATCGTGTATCCTACTAAAACTCCAAAGCCAAATATCAATATGGCAATTGCTAATAGCATTAAGTCATTAAGCCATGACAAATGCATCGCCTCCTTTACACCATTCAGCATCAGGCCCGGTAAGTGGTGCAGCTTTTGCCCCGCCATTTTTGCTGTATCTTATTCGTTCAGGACGTTTGTGTCGATGTATTTGACCGCTTACAGGTACGAGTAGGCGACCGCATTCTTTACACGGCACGTGGCTATGCGTCATGAGCAAAAATTACCTCTCCATATTTGTCTTTCGTGTGCGCCTGGTTTCTACACTCATAAGCTTCCTCACAATACTGCTCCTTTGGGTATTGAACAATTTCGCCCATCATACTCTCTTTTCTTGTGCGTAGACGTGAATGCGGTCGTGTAGTCCCCACCATTGCATGGGCTTGTGTGTCTCTACCAGCCTCCATTGCTCTTCAAGCAATTTGTGGAAATCGTCATCGCCTGTGCAGCCACCCTCGCCTTCGCCAATATAAATAACACGATTCCCAGCAAATTCAATCAGCGCGCTATACGCGGCGGGATCATCGTATGGTGGCCAGCACAAAAACAGTGTACAATCATCGTGCATTTTTACAGTCAATTCAGCTTCGCCTTGTATTACTGGAAAATGTTCATAAGCGACACGATGTCCTGTATCTTGGCCTTGATTTTTATCATAAGCGAAGCATTGCACGCCCATTTGCGATAGCAAATATTCCCAATAGCCAGTGCCAGCCATTGGATCTACAATACGACCGCGAGCATGCCTGAATACAAAGTCGACGCTTGCTGGGTCAGTAACGCACCAACTGTATTTTTTGACCAATTCATTACGAGTAACGTAGCGCAAAGCTGCACGTTCTGCCGACTCTTTGCTGCCTAATGGATTAGCAAGGCTAAATTCGCCTTTGAAATATGGGTCTTCAGTAACCATGTCACGCACTTCATCCCAGTACGGGTTATTTATCTCAATCAAAGTATTCATCAGAATATCGCCTTTACAACGTCAAGGCCGCGAGAGCCATCGATGATGGATTTAATGCTAAAATCCGCATCAGCATTGTTGTTATAAATGCTCTCTTCAATTGTACCCTTGCTGAATACCTTCCAAATGGTAACTTGGTGGATACGGCTAAGACGATGAATACGGTCTTCAACCTGCTCTTGATCGCTTGGGTTCCACGTCTCATCAAGAACCACCAACTCATCAGCAGCATCCAAGGTAAGGCTAACCCCGCCGGCTGTGGTTGTCAGCAGCAGTACGCGTACCTTGCTGTCTGGATTATTTTGCCAGTCGTCTTTTATAAGCTCGCGTTGCTTATCATTCGTAGCGCCAGTAAACTTGTGTGAGTAAATGCCCATTTCACCAAGTCCTTTAGCAAAGGCATCGATGAGTTGGCTAAACTGACTTGTCACGACGATTTTTGGTGCGCTGGATTCTAAATCCTTGCTGATGCCACGCTCGTCCAGGAATTCAACAAGCCAGTCGAACTTGTTACTTGGCAAGCTTGGCTTGAAAGTGTCGCCATTTATGATCCCGTAACTTCCGGCAAACTGCTTCAGCCGTGTAAGTTCGGCCAATACGCCATTGACCATTAGCGTACCGCCTTCAATCTCTGCTTGAGCAGCCTTCTGAATCTGCTCGTAAGCCTTAGCCTGCTTAGGCTCCATATCAAGCCACACAGTGTTGTAAATCTTGGATGGCAGGTCTTTGGCCACTTCCTCTTTTGTACGACGAATCATGACGCTAGAGGCTTCTTTGTACATAGCTTTGCGATCAATCATGTGACCGATAACCATGCCATAGCGATCCTGGCGGACATCAAAGTGGTCATTGAGCCAACGCCATCTTGAGCGGTAAAGGTCGGGCCGCAGGAAGTTTAGTTGCCCCCAGAGGTATTCTTCTTTGCCGCGGAACGGCGTGCCAGACAGCGCCAACCGTAAGCCGCCCTCGCATACATCAATTGCGCCAAGACCTTGTCGTTGTGCGCTTTGCTTTTTCTTGTCTCCGCTTGCGCCTGCAAGTGTTTGGTGTGACTCATCAACTATGACTGCTGACCATGTAACATCTAGCAACTCCAATATTGCTTCGCCAACCGCTTGAACCTTCTTGCGGCCGAACTCTTTGACGTAATGTCCGTATTGGTCAAGCTCTGCCTTGATACGAACATAGTTCGGGCTGGTAAGCACCCAGCAACGACCTTGAGGGTTATTCTTGGACCACTCAGCAACTTCCAGCACCAACTCTTTGCGCTCTGATGCTTTAAGGTCTGAGCCGATTACCACCACAACATCGTCAGGGACCCAGCGTGCTAGCTCTTGCGGCCACGTAAGTCTTGCCGCCGCTTTGGGCGCGACGACGAGGATGGGGCCTTGTAATCCTGCTTCAATAACCGCTGCAATCGACTGGATAGTTTTTCCAAGTCCTGGCTGATCAGCAATAAGGCACGAGCGGTTTCGGGCGGCAAACGCTGCTCCGACCGATTGGAAAGGGCGGCTGCTAACAGCTTCCCAAATATCAGGGTGATTCTGGCGGACTCTAGGAAGGTCCGTGAGTGCCATAGATTGGACATCTGGGATTTCATCCTGCCTTGCTTTCTCTTGTTTGGCCCAAGCAGTAAGGTCTGGCCCGATAACCAATTTTACGCCATGCTTATCTGCAAGCTTACGCGTGTTGACGCATGTGTCCCAGTGCAAAGGGAATTGCCAACGCTTGTTGTATCTGTCCCAGCTGCAGGGTCCAGGCAGCCTTGCCTTGAGCTCTTTGTTAAGCTCTGGATCATAGCCGTCAAGTTTGATCCAAATGTGGGTAGCCTGGGCGCCACCTACAACGCCCATAAGCCAATGGCGGTCTGACACGTGGTTTCCTTTCGTTCGTGCTCACATCGAGCCTAGTCTATTAGGGACGGCAAGTAAAGCTTTCAAAGCTTAGCTAACGACTAGTTGACGGGAAGCCTTTGCGAGCGTTATTTTGGTAGTCGCGCAGCTGTTCTTCATTCAGAGTTACCTCGTCATATACTACTACTACAGTCCACCACTCACGCTCTGGCAAAACTTCTACTTGCGCACCAATCTTAGCCGCTCTTGCTTCAATCCATCGTGTAGTTTGTTGTCCATTACGAACTAGCGAACACTGGTTGTAATACTTCATTTCAACTCCTTTTGGCCCCGCCAGGCGTTTGGGTCCATGATGTCGGCTATTGTAATGCCTTTTTGTCCACACTTTTCAACTAGTGCTGCTACTAAGTCTTCATGGCTTAGCTTGTGTAATATCGGCGCTACCACTTCGACTATTACCTTTTGGCAAGCATCGCAAGTATCGAATGCTGCTATGTGCGGTGCACTACGATTACGCATCTCCACGCTCCATGCCGACTTGCGTATGTAGCATAGATCGCAATTGTCTGTTTCGTTTTTGCCAGTCATACCAATACCTCCTGCCAACCGATAACGCCAGGAATTGTGAGGTGCATGCCAGGGTAACCCGGCGGGGTCTGCCACGTTGGTGCTTGGACTGGCTGCACAGGCGTAGTTGTAGGCTTGTGCGGCACAGTCGTAGTGATTGGCTTCAGCGGCGGGGTCTGCTCTGTGTGCTGCATTGGATCATTAGAGGCGTTCGCTACGTTAATAGCAAAAAGCGAAGCGCCCACTATTACAAGCGTTGATATTTTCATTGCTCTACTTTCTTCTCTGAGTCTGATACGCCTTTGCCATATCCACGCTGAAAGGCACTATTAATTTCTGCTTGCGTGTGGAAATTTTCAGGGCTTTGTATGAACTCTTTGATATTGCTTACGCACTTACCGCAAAGGTCAACTTCCCAACCTTTTGATAGCGTTAACTGTTGACCGGTCCACATCATTGGCTTGCATTGCATGTGGCAGCGGTCGCACTCTTTGATTGTAGCCATTGCTGTTCAACTTTCTTGTACGCTGTTAGCTTGGTCCACCAAAAGTCTTTATGCGCCTGCGGCATAATAGCGTCTGGCAAATTAACAACTACCATCTGACAAAATTGCCTTAACTCTTGGACTTGTAATTCAAGAGCTTTGATCCTATCGCTGTCTGCTACAGACTCTGCTTCAAAAGCCATTATGAAAATCCTATGATTGATCGGACATATACTGAGTGGAAGCCGAACGGGTCGGCAAATGTAATGATGACTTTGCCTTCTTTGGTAGTTGTGACCCTATTGTTCCTGCCTCCGCTCTTAATTGTTCCTGTATGTACTTGCCCAGTTAGTCGGTTGACCCATGTGATGGTAGGGTTGCGATGGCGCTTTAGTACAGCTACAACCTCTGCTTGCGTCGACTCTTTATCGAATGGCAAACTTACTGCCAAGCTCTCAATTAGCTCCTCTGCTGGGGCGCACATATCGCCTCTAAGCCCACTCGACGGGCTAGGTAGGTCTAAGGGTAGCCCGCTCTCCGTTCGGCCCGTAGCGAGCCGATTAGGGCCTACTACGCTATGCCGTAGCGCCACCTTCTTCCGCTTACTAGCGGCTCGCCGCATAGCGTCCTGGTCCGGTGGTTCCTGAGCTAACTTGGCGGCATGACTGATATTTCTACACTTAATCGTGTTACCGGCGAATGAGTACCATACATCGGGCCACCACTGGCCCTCTGGCCATTCAATATCAATCTTCTCATTATCTCCATTTGATGCTTTGAGAGTGAGTATTCTACTCTCTTCATCACGTTGCCAAGTGCCAGTCCATCCGTGCTCTTTGATGAAGAGCGCGAAGTTGTGTACCTTTTCCTCTGGCGTTTTCCCATGCGAGTGATATCCTGACGGATTTTTGATAAGTCTCTTTGCGCGTTGGGTCACTTTGCGATCCTTTCGCACACCTCAATTACATGTGACCAAAAGCCTGCTTTGAATGATTCTTCATAAGCGTCCAAAACATTGCCTGCTCTATACATTGCCTCTTCAATGTTACCCGCATTAAGCAAATCGTTAGCTTCTGCTAACTCTGCTATTTCCTCGATAATATCTGCAGTGGTAGATGCACTTTCTTCATGGAATGGGCCTGGACACAAACTTAGTATGCGCTCATCCTTAGTATCATAACCATCTATGATACGTTTTGCAGGAGTAGGCAGCAAAGTATTAATTGGCGG